AGTTTGGTGTAGATTTCTACGAAGTTATCATTAATCTTGTCTCCACCAGTTCTGAGGTCATCACCAGTACCGTCATTAGCTGAAGAACCAAGACCAAGTGCTTGATATGCCATGTTAGTTTCTCCTAATTAGAATCTTTCATTTATTTAGGTGGTTATATCACCTATGTCAAAAGTTTTATTACTATTATCAAGACTGAAACTGGTAGAGTCAAATCTTTCTAATATTGGTAAGTCAAACGAATTATCAAACTTATTTATACCACTGTCAAATGTAATATCATTATCACTAAAATCTACTCTTCCAATACCAGCGACATCTCTTGGAACAGCATCACCACCAGAACCATCAAACTTGACAGAGGAACTATCAAACTTGAGTCCAGTATCACTAAACAATGTAGTTAATGTTGTCTCATCAAAGGTTTCTGTACCACTATCAAATGTAATAAAGTTATTATCAAATGCATTAGTTCTTGCACTACCAGATACTTGTATTTCGCCAGGCGGTGGTACGTTAATACTTGTATTAAATGCAGCTGCTGGAATAGTAAAATTCTCAGTATCATCAAAAGAAATATGACTACTATCAAATTTATGTCCAGTTTGAGAGAAACCACCTTCTGCATTTCTTACAGAAACTTGGTCAATACGAATATTTCTAAACTGGTCAATAGTAAATGATTGGTCATTGATACCATCTAAATTTGTAATTCTTTTAATGCCAGGATAGTGTGGTATATTTTCAGTGGTGGTTGCACCAATACTAAACGCATATTTTGGAAGAAGGTCTAGAGTTGGGCCTTGTGCAGATGGTGTTCTGACAACACCAACAATTACATTATTTGTTCTTGTTAAAGTTACATCTCTTGTTGAACTTGTAAGATTAGTATGACTTTCTGCATCTGAAGCTGGAGATGCTCTTAAAGATGTTCCATCATCTACTGTTCCTAATCTTCTACCAAATACAGCAGTAAATAGTGTTCTCAATGTAGATGCAAGTTCTGGAGTAAATGAATCTACAGACTGTGCAGTTATTCTTGTGACTGCACGACCTACAACTTCAACCTCACCAAAAACATTCCAACCAGCAGGGTGAACGGTTGATTTAATTGCATCTCTCCACTCATTAATAGATTGACCCACTTTAACCACATATGAATAATCTTGATAGTAATTACTATCTTGAACTCTCATAACGTCTTCAGATATTTTTCCTTCTGCACCAAAGAACTCACCAGAGGTTGCACCAACTGTTCCAACAGTTGCAGTTCCAGATGCGATACCAATATTTGCAATTTTTCCAGACGCACTACCAGTTGAGACAGTATTTCCAACCACAAGATTTGCAGTTGTATTCATTGATATTAATTGTCTTGCACTATCAAATGCAGTAACAGTTCCACTATGAGAAGTTAAAGCTGCACCAGCAACAAATGTTCCAGTGATATCTTTTAATACTGCATGACGAAATGGAATTAAGGAAGGTGCAGAATTATAATTGAAACCTTGGTTAGTAAATTCAAAAGAACCAACACCACCAACACCAGAATTAGATGCGGCTATGAGTTTTGCGTTTGCACCACCAGATGTAGTAATACTTGTAACGGTTGGAAGTTTTGCATAACCGTTTCCTTTTGCAACCATTCTTACATCTGTAATTTCACCAGCCTCAGATGCAACACTAAGGTTTGCAAAAGTGCCTGTTTCCAGAACAATCTTTGTACCTTCATAGGTGTCTGAATAAAATGGTTGACTTGTTTCTTCAAGTGTGATATGGTCTGTCAAACTCATTCCATACTCTGCAACATCTCCTGCCTCTGGAGCGATTGCACCACCAACAATTGATACTTGAGCAGCTGCACCAGAACCATCAGTTCCAGCATTATTTAAAACTAAATTATCACCAACTGCATATCCAGTACCAGCATCATCAACAATAATTTCATCAACTTGACCAACTGTAACTGTTTGCACCTTTGCAAGAGCACTATTACTACCACCAGAGGATAAGTTTACTGTTTGGTCTGCACTATAATATTGACCATCATTAGTAACAGTAGAACCAGTTACAATACTATAAGGTGTGAATGTAACATCTTGGTCTGTAACCGTAGATATACCTCTTATAGTTTCACCTTGAACAAATATTCCATCAATAGTCTCTGCATCTAGTTCAAGTTCTATAATATCAGTTTGTGCTTCTCTGAATGTAATAGATGACACAACGATTGCAGTCGCACCAGAGGTATCTCCACGAACAGATTGTCCTATCAATTCATTGGGTAAACCATTGACTGCATTAATCCTCATTAAGTTTCGTGTTGTCCATTTACCGTCAGATACACGCAACATACTTTCATTTGGAAAAGATACAACAGGCTCTTCATTTAGAAGAAGTCTAAAGAATAACTCATGACCTTTCTTTGTTCCTTTTGCAAGATAAAGGTCACGAATATTTTTTATAAGTTTTCTTTTATCAACACCAACATCTAAATTATCAACTACACCCTCAAGGAATGAATCTCTAAAATTATCTAAGAATGTATAAAGAGTTGAATCTACGTTTGAATAATTTAAAAGTTGTTGAACACTAGAAACTGGATTAGGTCTATAGGTTTCTAATGTACCAGATGCATTTGAAGTTCCACCACTTACTATCTCACCAATGATAAAACGAGTTTGTGATGTTACAAATAATCTTTTATTATCATCTACATCATCAACTAGAACTTGTGCTGTTGCACCAGAGGTTTGTCCAGTGATAGTTTCTCCAACTGTGAACTTTACTTCAGAGTCTTCTAAAACAATTTGGTCATTGTTTTCATCAAGAATAAAATTTACAGATGTAGTTTCTTCTCTAAGATAGTTATTAACTTCACTAAAAGATATTTCTGCACTTTCTAGAAATTGATAATATAGTTTAAGGAATTGTGAAAATACTGGATGGTCTGCTTGAATAAATTCAGGCAGCTGAGTTTGTATATGATTTGATACTTTATTTTTTACAGTATTATCATTGTTAGCCATAACTAGTATCCACTAGAACTACTTGAGGAACTTGAACTTGAAGAAGTTGAACTTGTTGAACTCGTTGATGTAGAGGATGCACTAGAAGTTGCACCACTATAAGAACTTGCAGTTGAAACACCAACACCAGCACTTGCACTTCCAGTTGCGATTGTATCTACGTTTGCATTAATTGTTGTATTATTTAAATCAATCTCTAAAACTTGATTTCGTACTGCGATAATATCATTTGATTCTGGTTTTACAATTAATCTAATTTTTGTAGAAGTTGCACCATCTACATCTGAAACAGAGGATACATTTAAAGATGTAACAACTATCTCACCAGTATTATAATCAATCGTTCCAGCTGTTTCATCTTTATATGTTTTTGTTGTACCACCTACGACATAAAATAATCTTACATTACCCATACCGTCATCATTTAAAAACATTTCATTTTCATCACCAGCTATTTTGAAACCACTGGATACCAGTATACCACCATCATCCATATTGTGTCCAGAGTGTGGATTGTACAAAGCATTACTAAATGGAATAGTATACTTGGTTGCAGTTCCTATAGTTGGAGTAAAGTCTTTACTTAATTCAACTGTTGTGATATTAGACGTAATTGCATCATCAGTATTATCAACTAAACTTGTAAACGCAGAATGTCTAAATGCACTATCAAAGTTAGTTAAGTTATTTGTATTGAAGTTTGTAACTGTTGTCAGAACATTTGACTCTAGAGTTTCTTTTGCCTTAATCGTATTCTTAGAATTATATACGAAGTTTATATTTAATCTTAACTTTGTATATTCTGGGTCAATGATTGCTGGAGTTACAGATGCGATACTATACGTTGATTTTAAATCGTTTACTATTTGTGTTTTTGCGGCTGCAGTGATAGAACCAGTTGTTGGAACAATAGAGATAAAGACTTTACCATATACTGGAATGTCATTATCCTCACCACCGTACACTTGAACCGACTTTGCATTTGCATAAACTTTTGGAACAATCGCTTTAAAATCGTTAACCGTAACTGCACGACCTTGAGCCGCATAGTCAAGAGGTGCATTGAATTTAATTGATTGAATACTCTCTTTTTCTGCACCACCAGAAGCTGCTGAAACAGTCGCAGTTGTAATATCTGTAATAGTAGAAATAGTCGCAGAGGTAGAGAAACCAGACGCACCATTTGCTTTTGTTTTATTTGTAACAACATATCTTAGACGTACAATGTTTCCATCTGATAATGCTTTACCAGTGATACCATCACCAAAGTAAACTTCAAACTTACCATCAACACTCTCTTGTAAATAATAAACATTTGAGTCAGACTTTACTTGAGTATTATCTAGTGCTTGAGTAAATGTTGTAGACGTAGAAGAGGATGCATTATCAAACACATCAACTATTAAAGTTGTGGTATCTCCATTTTCATCATTCACATAAAACTTTTGGTCTACATTTTTTGTATTGACAGTATAACGATTAGTTACATATGTGCCTTCATGAATTGGAATATTTGAAAAACTTAATACACCATTGACTGTTTGAGCAGTATGTTGTGCAACTGTGACAAACTGATAATTCACATCATCAATGACTGTGGTGAATACTGTTCCTACTGGAATAGTTGCAGTGGTTAATCCACCAATATTATTTAATGTAACATTAACTCTTGCGATAGGAGCTCTTGCAGAGTTAGGAACATACCCTAAAGTCTTTGCATGAGAAACAACTGAAGAACGAACAGATGCAGTATCAAGGAAAGCTTCGTTTGCAACCATATTCATATTCATTGCAAGGTAATGAGTATTGTATGCAAGAACATCTAACAATGCACTCATACCAGAACCCTCAAAATCATAGTCTGTAAAGTCTGATTGATTTCGCATAAAAGTTTTAAGATTTGATTTGATATCATCAAAGTCTAAATCTGTTACGTCTAGTCTTTTTTCTGTAGTTGCCATTATCGTAATCTCTCTAATGTAAATGATAAATCAATAAGTTCTGCTGGTGCGTTTTCGATATAAAACTCAACAACACAGTCGTACCGATTATCATCAAACCTTGGTATAACTTCAACTGAAGTTAGAAGTGCTCTAGGTTCAAAGTTTGTTATTACATCTGTTATGTGTCTTTGTAATGCTTGTGCAGTAAATGGAGTCATGTTTTCAAATAACATATCACGAACTCCAGATGCAATCTCTGGATGAAAAGGTTTTTCGTATTCACCGATTTGAACTAAGTTACGCACACTCCTTTTAACAGCAGCTGCATCAGTCAAAGTTTGAACTTGTTTGGTAACTGGATGTCTACCAAAGTTAAGATTCAAATCTTTATATATTCGTGCAGAACGCTTTGATTCATTTGTTCTCTCTGCATCTCTATATGCTGGTTGAACTGCCATTATGTTTCTAAACTCCCTAAAGGTTTACACTGATAATCTATTGTCTTCCAGTGTCCATCCTTCATAACTTCTAATTCTGTTTTCAGAACAACACACTCTTGTTTATTATCAAAAAATTGTACGTTCTGATATCTACAATCTGTGTCTGTAAAACACGCAGTTAATAATAAAGTCCAAATAACTTCCATGACACACTCCTACGTTTATTTATACGAACCAACCAGATGCTTTGAGTGTTGGTTTAGCCCATCCATACTGAGATTTTCTAGAACCAGAAGGCCCCCATTGTCTTGTTCCACCCAAGTCACAATGTATGAAGTTTGCACCACTACTAGAACTAAAGTATAATCCTAGACCTTTGATACCAGCAGCTGCAGCCTTTCTAATAAAGTCAAGTCTCTGTTCTTTTGTTGTATTACTCATTACTACATCACACGCAAGACCTTGTTGATGTACACTCTTCTTTGCACCACCAACTTTTTTATTATATGCTGGTGAACGATATGCACTTGTAATTGTTAATGTAGAACCATAAGACTCTGCAAGGTCTTCAAGTATCTGTCCAAGTTGTGGACTAATCCTTGGGTCAGTGTGTGATAAGAATCTAAGTCTATCTTCTAAGTTATAACCAAACTCTTTTGTATATGGTTCAAATTGAGAACCACCAGTATAACTCTCTTGATTAAGAGAACCACCACTATCAATAGGCCCTGCTTCTCCAGTAACAGGCGAAGTTCCTCCTCCACCACCATCACCATATTCAATACCTTCATTAGTGTCTGGGTCAATACCGTTTGCAACTTCTACTGCACGACCATCAGAGATTGCACGAGCTTGTGTCGCATCCATGTTTAGGTTATCTAAACCATACGCACTTCTAACTGTCTCTACTGGGTCTAAATCTACTTCAAGTAAATCAGATTCAGTGAACTCTGTAGGTTCTGTCATTGAACCAGCATCAGTACCAATCTTGACAGAGTTAGATGCAGCTTCAATTTTATTAGAACCATCAGAACCAGAAATACCAGCAGGGTCATCACCAGTATCAACTTGGTCATCTAATCTAGCTGCACCCTTTGTACCTTGGTTCATATTAATAGTTGTACCATCAATTGTAATATCAGTACCACTATCTAAATCGTAAGTAGTTCCGATACGAATAGTAGAGGACTCTGTTACATTCTGTTCGTAAGTAGTTCCTATAAACTCTTCAACTTTTGTCGCATAGTTTCTTGTGATATCTGATTTGATATGTTCATTAAACTTTTCACCATAGATGTTTGTAACTGTATGGTCAACCGAAGTTGTTTTGAAACCATTCTTGACAATCTCTTTTGAGAAACCTTCAGTAGTTCCACCACACATAACTTGTTCTGTCTTATTACCTTGCACTAAAAGATTCATATCTCCATCAACTTGGATGTTCCAATCTTTCTTGACGTACATATTACAATTAGACTCTACCGTGATATTACAGTTACCACCAACAAACAAATGGTCTGAACCAGCAACAACATGATATCCATCACCAACAATTTTTACAGTTCTATTTCCACCACCATCAATCTCGTAGAAAGTTCCAGCTCTATGATACTCATGAATTCTTTCGTTCTTCTCTGTGTCATCATATTCTTTGATATGACCACTCTCTGACTCCATTACATGGTTTAAAGGATATTCCGCTTGATACGCAGATGCTGGTTCTGCAAATGGAACTCCGCCTGCAACTGGAATGTTAATATAGTTTGCTTGGTCAGTAGCTTTTGTGGTTAACATCTTGTGACCAAAACCAGTTTCATTTCTTGCAAGTCTGTTTACATCAGACTCATTGATACTGTGGTCACTTGAGGAAAGAGGAGTTGGTGGATACTTTGAAATATTGTATCCCTCTTTCTCTGGGTCTTCATCTCTACGTCTTGGGTCATGAAAACCGAAGTTTGGATTTCCTGCTTGGTTTGGAACGCCAGGCAATGTTCCGATAACAATTGGTTCTTGTAATGTATCTGCATCACGAAAGAAACCAACAACCCAAGTTCCCTCAACCATGAACCCAGGCGTATCTCCCCATCCAGACATTGCTGGTGTGTGGATATTTTGCATAACCCATGCCCAAGGTAAATCCTCAGTGGGTATCTTTGTTTTATTGTCTGTATGATATCCTACGCAACGAACACGAACACGACCAAGCTTGGTGGGGTCATTCCTATCTTCCACTACGCCTGTAAACCATACAAAACCATCTTGACCTTGAAAGTTTTCCATAGACTTATTTATGTGACTAAATAGTATTAATCGTTCAACTCAATAGAGTCGGAAGTACCCATCATAGGGGAAGGAACGCACTTGAACTTTAAATGAAGGGAGAGTGTTATGAATACGATTATATTTCAATTACTAAAACATCTCAATGAACATAGAAGAAAGCAAAGAGAAAAGATTCTTTTCTCAAGACCTAGACCTTGTTCTTGTAATACATAAAAAAAAGAGGGAACGAAAGTTCCCTCTTTTCCCAATCCGAAGATTGTTCTCCTTTGTTGTACACCAACTTTTGTCCGAATCTAATTCAGCGACTAGGCCGTATTGGTTGGTTGACCTATCTAATATGCCACTTGGGCAATCTTTGAAACAACCTTATGAACATTCTTATCAATAGAATTGTTCATCTTGTTAAAATAATTTGTAGCCTTCTGCAACTGTTTGATACCGAAATACTTAGTATATATAGAACCGTCTTTGTACTTCACCTCAATTGCATAACCCATCTTTAAAATATTATCCAAAATACTCTCCCATTTGTTGAATTAAATACCACCATGTATAGTGTTTAGAATCTTCTACACCGAATAACCACAATGTGTCCATCCATCCAAATGCAAACACAATCAAAATTAGATATCCGATAAGTTCACCGATTACATTTTTCATAGTCATTACTTTATTCCTTGTTCTTTTGCAGCTTCTAAAATGATAGGAGTTAAAACTTCTTCAACTTTATCTTCCCACTGACTCCAAGTCATCTTAGTCGCATAACTTGTATCCCTAACACCAACAGACCAACCGTAGATATTTTGGAAAAGACTTCTCTTGTTACCAAGACCATTATTGAAAAGGTCATAGGCAGCATTTTGAGCCCTTCTGAACTTATCTAATGCTTTGTTCTTTGAATTAGGAAATTCACATCTACCCATCAAAGGTAGTAATTCATCTAACTTCTCTTGGAGATGTTTGAAACCTTCATTAACACCCCAAGGGTTTTGAAACATTTTTTCTTGGAAACCTTTATACATATTTTTTTCTCTCTCTCTTGATTATATTAATACTATATCAGATGTTTTATATAATGTCAAGCACTATTGGAAAACCCTTTAAAATCAAAGGGTTAATCCATTGTCAGCGAGGATAATATCTCGCACTCGTTCACGGTCTAGCGAATCACCACCACCCCAAGTATAATCTTTTGTTTGTGAAGAAACATACTTTAGAGTTGCAGTAAAAATCATATCATTGGTCAAACCCTTGATAGGATAGATACCGTTCTTTGGATTGTAAAACGAATCCACATAAGCAAGGAAGTCACAAAGAACATCCACGATTGTATCCACTTTATCCATTACAGACTCCTATTCAAAATTTCATTATTGATTTCTTCTTTTGACATACTCGCAAGAAGTTCATCCATCTCTGCTTCGGTTTCAATACCTAGAACCTTACAAAGTTTGTCAAGAGTTTCTTGACCACTTGAAGACATTCTATCATATTCCCAACAAAGGTCAACAACTAATTTTGTGACTTGTGATTTATTCAACGACATTACGCAGCCTCCTTAATTTCATATTCTTTGTTCCACTTACCAACACTAATACTCACATAGTAAGCAACATCAAAGTAGTCACTCTGAATATCATTGTTGTTGTAATATTTCTTACCACCAGCAAGACCAGGCGCTGTATGGGCAATCTCAGAAACCTTATCTAAGATTTTTGCATTTTCTTCACCATAGAAGTCTTTAGTCCAATGATGATTGATTTGATGATAACCATCAAGATTATCTTCTTTCATCTCACCAGAGTATTTGTCAAAATATTCATACTCAGCAAATCGTGGGCCTTTCATGAAGTTGATATTAACTCCAAGGTGGTGGTCACGAGTCACAGAAAATTTATATTGGGGAAACTCTTTTTTTAGAGCGACACGAATGTGATTGACATCTTCAGCATTTATATAAGCCATAATTTAACCTCTCTTCTCATTGTTACGAATCATAGTACCATGTTTTGAGAACAAAGTCAAGCGTTTATTTTCGCTTGAACTTCATTCACATCAAAGACACTAAAGTATCGTGGATACTTTTTCATCTCACCGTCTTCTTCTTTCGTTACAAACCGAACCAAAGAAGCTGCAGATTTTAAACCCTTGAGGGTTTTACCAGAAACACCGAAGTGTTTGATTGCTTGTTTGAAAGTGACAAATTGGTCACCCTCGTCATAACCAGCGGCACAAAGAACGTCAAAGTTTGTACCAGTGTATTCATGACCAGTAACTAAATTTTGCATAATTAAACTCCTTCCATTTCACAAAGTGCATCACTAATCATCCAGCGAATACCTTGACTCTGACTTTCACTAACCTCAACACCACAACTTTGAGCGGTGTCTAAAACTTGTCGAACACAAGCACTAATATCAGAAGAACCAATTCCTTGTCCTTCACCAATGTCACCGAACATCCATTCGGTTTCTTCTCTAACGATTTCTTGAAGTGTCATGGTCATAATTAACTCTCTTTCTCTTGACTATACATATACTATACCTTGTTCTAACAACAAAGTCAAGCATTATTTTCGTCCTTAATAACCTAAATAAATCAAAGAGTTAGGAGATGAAATGTTACAGATAACAGATAGTGCAAAGGAATATTTAACGAGTATGACCGAATCAGAGAGGAAACGATTCGCACACCTTTCAGTTTTAGGGGGTGGGTGTTCTGGCTTTCAATACAAATGGGAATTGACAGACGAACAGAATGACGGTTATTTGATTGACGATATTCTAGTCGTTGATAAAATTGCAGAGATGTTTATACTTGGTTGCACCGTAGATTATGTAAAAGAGTTTGGTGGAAGTTATCTTAAAGTTGTCAATCCTAATGCAACTGCACAATGTGGTTGTGGAGAAAGTTTTGCAGTATAAAATTATTACAGACCATCCAAACACAAATGCGATTCGCATGAAATTATTATTGGTAAAAAATAATCTATCGTATACGACCAAGACACTTTTCAAAGAAGAAGAAAAAGTAAGAGCGAAGATGATGGGAATAAAAACTTTCCCTACTGCGTATACAAGTAAGAATGAATTGGTTGGTGGTCTTGAAGAATTAGAGTCTTGGATAAATCAATTTGAAAACTAGGGTGGTGGCCTCTCCGGCAAGACTCGAACTTGCGACCTACGGTTTAGAAGACCGTTGCTCTAATCCAACTGAGCTACGGAGAGATTGGTGCATCCAGAGGGAGTCGAACCCACACGACCAAATGGTCAACGGATTTTAAGTCCGTTGCGTCTACCAGTTCCGCCATGGATGCGTTAGTATGCACCACCAAAAAAATGTTTAATGATTCCCATTGTGAAGATTGCGATTGCAATTCCGTTGACTACGATTAGTGACCTATCGTGCCATAACATTCCTACGACAAACCATCCACTGACACCAGCGAGATGAAAGAATAGATTAAGTGGAAACAGAGAAACATCCAGAGATGTCAACATCATTCCTATAATAATAAAGACAGACGCAATCCATTTTACATACCAAGATAAATCACCTTTCGGTGTTACTGATTCAATAACTGTCTTCTTCAATTCTTTTGCGTTCATCATAATCTACCTTTCCAGCTGGAACTACCGTTCTCCACTTTGTGGTGTTCTGTTGATACTCACCATAGAAGTTATCAATCCAATCACCGTTCTTTAAATACCATTCGCAATGACGAATGTAACCTTGTATTCCATAATATTCTGCTGTTGCACCTTTGACTTTATTACGCATTGCAGTTCTAGCTGCACCCAACAAACCTTTCTGAGTCTTAATCCAGTTCGTCACATTCTTTCTAGAGAATGGATGGTCATCTGGAAGTTCCCTCACAGTTGGATGTATGTTGACGTATTTCGGAGGATTTTCTCGTAGACGTTTCTCTCTCGCCTCTCTGAGTCTTTCCGTTGCTTGAATCCGATTTTTTTCGGACATAGGTTTACGCCGTTTTTTTAGTTTCCCTACAGTTCGTTCCATTAGAGTATTCCCCATACTATTGAATTAATTATAAAAGTCGCACCCATAAAGATTACGATAGTTAGTAACAGAGATTGTCCTTCCGTCATTTTGCATCACCCATAGCTTTTCTCCACGCATCACTATTCTCTTCTGCGTAAAGTTTGGATTCACCTTCTCCGATTAGGTCAGACCATCTGGAAAGTTTCATTCGTTTAACATCTCGTCTGTTCTCAATCTCCGTCCACGATAGAACATCCCATTCTGCAAGAAGTTCTAACATTGCGTAAACGTCACCAACCTCTTTCTTTAGTTCTGTCTCACTATCCGAATGTTCATAGAGTTCACCTCTGCGTAGACATTTTGAACACGCTTGAATCAGTTCTGCACATTCTTCCATAGTAATGACAAGTAACTGTTGTCTTGCGTCCAGTGAGTTCATCTGTTTTCTTACCATAGGTTCTTTCATTGTATGTATCCTCAAATGTCGAAATAAATCTTGTGTCACGATACTTGAATTGCAATGTAGATACAAAGACCAAGAATAACTAACTTACCATAATCCAAATCGGTCTTAGTTCCTTCACCAAACTTCTCTTGCATATCTGAAATATGCTCCATCAATCTACCCCACATAATATTCTCCTTTACTTCTTAAATTTCAATGTGTAAGTTCTACCTTCAGTGACAAACTTGATAGTTGAATGAGAGTATACAGTTCTCTGTTCCTCATTATAACGTATCTCTGTTCTACACTGTCTACGAGTACCACCAACTGCATCTGAATTGTTATGTCCTAACATACCACCGATAACAGCTCCTAACGCACCACCATTCTCAATATTACCGACATTGTTTCCGATAATACCACCAATGATAGCACCTTTCAACATATCACCAGACTTATCTCCACTAGTAGAAACATTAGAACATACCTCTACATGATATGGTTTCTGGTCAATGATTGTTTTGTAATGGTCATGAATAATAGGTTCTTGTGCAAATGCAGCTGTTGTTGCACTTAAACAAACACCTATTCCTATTAGTGTCTTCTTAATCATATTCTCCGCTCCTATACCTTTCCCACATTCTCCACGCAATCACGCAGACAATGAAATTTAACATTGATGCAATTACCACAGACGAATAGATACCCACTGTTGTCAGAACAATCATAGTATAATCCATGAATGTTAAATCAGACCCCTCTGGTTTTTTGGGGGGTGGGTATTGGTCATGTGGTATCAAAATATATCTCCGTATCTTTATTGCATTTATAGATTATTTAACACACCTCAGTTTTAGGGGATACCCCATATAGA